ACATTGCAAATTTTGTTGTATGTCCACCTCCATACAAACACCAATAACCAACTGGTTTAGGTGGTTTATAAATAGTAAATCCTGTTTTTTGTTCAGTCATTATTTCCCCTTGCTCGGATTGCACCAGCACATTCGCTTGCTCCCTCACCCATGAATTCATATCTACCTTGTATGTCTATCCATGATAAGTAAAAACCATCACAAATTTCAGCACATTCCTCACGTTCTTTTTGTGCAATCAATTTAGCAAATTGGGTTAGGCTTGCAAAGTCACCTTCAACTACAGTGCCCACCTCCACAAATGTATTTGCTTTGGTGAATTGTTTGTGTATCGTGCATTCAAAACCAGCTTGATTTGCTATCTCTATAATTTCTTCTTTAGTCATGTCTTACTCCTTTATGCCATGTTTCATCAGCAGTCTCCATAGCTTCTCCCCATGCCGGATTCGCAGTTGATTGGTAGGCCTTCAGCCCAGTCGGGTGTCCACCGCATACATTCTTCAACGTAGGCTTGGGCCTCGCTCGCTTCGTGTTCTTTGGCAATACACGCTATAGCGTCATGCACGGTCAGCACCACATCGTATCGTTTGGATATACGAATCATCTGCTCACCAATGATGCACCTAGCAATAGCTTGGCACACGTTCTCAATGACCTTGCCCCCATAGATTTTGTTCCATCCGGCGCGCACCTTGTACTGGTATTGGATACCCTTCTCTTCTCGTAAAGCCCTTAACTCGTTGTATCGCATGAGTAAACCTGTGGGTAACTTGATAGCGTTCTCCATGGGTACAAGGGTGAGAACTCCTTCTCTTCCCAACATCGTGGTGCTCTTTGAAGCCAAGGCTTGTAGGGTATTTTGTCCTTGCTTCCATAAAGAAACAATTTGTGGGTAAGTAGTCCTATACGTATGTACGATGCGTTGTGCTTCTTCAGCCTCAACTTCAACACCAAAAGTTTTGAGTTGCGCTTGAAACTTTGGCGCGCCCATGCCGTAACCCGCGCCAAGGATCGTTGTTTTACCGACGAAACGTTCTTCCTTTGTGATATCTTCCGGCTTCTTGCCGTAGATAGCAGACGCCATGATTTTGTATACATCCTCGCCATTTGCAAATGCCTCCACTAAGTCGTTCTGTCCGGCTAACCAAGCCAATGTTCTTGCTTCAATCTGAGATGAGTCAGAGTCAATGATCACGTATCCTTCCGGTGCAAGGATAGCTTTCTTTAGACGACCCGCGTTAGTCCCACGACTAGGCAGATTCTGTAGATTCAAGTTGTCGCTACCACCCCACCTTCCGGTATGGGCGGCGTAATATTTCAACGGCACAGGCATGAGCCCACGCTTGGCGATACCAATGAATCGTTCTGTCCTAGTTTCTTCTAGTGTGCTCTTAGTCCCGAGTCTCGCGGCGACCAATGCCTGTACGCGTAGGTCAGGGTGCTCAGCCAATGCCTTGAACTCCTCATCGTTCTTAGCAAACGCATACGCTTCCTTGCCGGTTACGTTGCTGATCTTCATGGGAGGTTGCACGCCCACGCTTTGTAGTAGCAGTGCGAACTTGGGGTTAGACGCTAAATCTATCTTGTCGACATCTGCTTGTAGTAACAGTATGTTCTTCTTGTCCTTAACATCTTTTAGGTGTTGCTCCAACAAGGCCAGATCCAGATCGAGCTTTGGCGTACAGAACATACGTAGTGTTAAATCAATCAGTTTAAGCTCAATCCTGGGGAACTGGTTTCTCATCATTATGGCGAACAACTTATAGGTTAGTTCCACATCGTTGATGCAGTAGTCACCGTACGTGCTCAAGTCCTCGGGAGAAAAGTCCTCACGCCTAAACCCTGACGCATCCTCCACCGCCGTACCTTTAGCGCCAATCCCATACCGCTCCGCCATGGCCTTCAAACTACCACCGGCCTCGACACCATGCAGAGCACGCCCCATGGACAAAGTATCCGCGTAGACTTTCGGCACGATATCGAAATGTTGACTCAGAATAAATCCGTCAAACATCATATTGTGCGCTAGGGCAATACTTGAGGCCCAGTCAAAGCCATGTAGCCACTTCTTAATTTGTTCGTGCGTACCGCTAGCCCACTCGGTCGGTTCGTCGTTAACCTTTACAGCCACGCCTATGACTTCAAACCTTGGGTCACGCACGTACTCCTCGGTTGTCATCTTGGTTAGACTGAAGTCAGACTTGTTATAGTATGTTTCAAAGTCTATGGTTATCAGGTTCATTGTTCTTCCCATTCAATGAGTTTAGCCAAGTAGTGTTGCGCCTTATGCAGATCATCTACCCCGCCCTTGTCTCTCCATCTTGACACGTACTTGATCACGTTGCCTTCTAGATATTTAAGCTCGTTGGCTAAGATATAATCCCATGGTTGGATTGCCTTGTCTTTGTAGTGTGCGCCGCCTACCTGTATATCGTTTGCTTTTTTTCTTGTTGCCATGTTATTTCTCCGTTGGTAATATGAAATTGAAATAATAAGTTATCACATGCTTGGGTACATCAAACCGCTCGGCTATCTCACGATAAGACATACCCTGTGCACGTAGAATCTGCGCTCGTCTTCCGTTGATTGCAGTGCGCTTACGGCCTGAGCCCTCGCGCTTACCTCCGTGTGTCTTATTCATTGATCTCCCTTGCTCTCATCATTTCATCTGCGTACTGGTAGGATTTAGCGCCTACAAAACCAAGACTTGTTGTAAATCTTGCGTCTGGTCTGCTTAATATGGCTTGCATAGCAAGACCCGCAAACCAATCGCGTAACTCCATGCCATGTTCCTGTGTGTTGTGTGGGTCGGCGAACGCTTTAATCATTTGTATCTCCTTCTCTGTATGCGTATACGTTTTCTGTTAACTTCTCGATCATGTAACCTAGTGGTACGTCATGCTTATGGATCAATGCAGATAAGTAACTCACCAAGGCAGAGGCAACAATGTGCGCTTTCTGATCATGCAGTACGCTCTCAAGTTTAGCCATGAGCCTCGTGATCTCTTGGGTCTTCTCCATCATCTCTCTTGTCTCTTCAATATCTTTAGTCATTTCTTCATGCTCCTTATGTAAACTGTGAATGATGCAATGGTGTCTTCACCAAAGCCTTTGAACTTCTCTATCTCCCGCGCAACTTCTTCCAGTATCTTGTTACGATGACTAACCATGAACTCATCAATCGTACTGTGTATGATGTCGCGCTCGATCTGAGCAAACTCTTCATCGGGTGTCATATCTTATTCTCCAATTTAAAAAGCCTTCTTTTTCCAAAGCTGTTGCAATTTCATTTGCGGTCACCTTACCACAATTGGGTACTTGCCATGCTAAACTTTCTTTACTTAAATGTTTAAATACATCAAAAATGTTGGCATCGTACGTAGGTTTCATTCGGAATGATATTTTGTCTTTTGTAAACCAAATTCCCTCTTTGCTGATTGACATGACTACATTCATCCCCCGAATGCTTAATTTTGTTTTCGCAAATTCTTCAAGTGTCATAATGGTGCTTCCTCCATGTCGTTGATTTCTTTTTGGCGTAGCCTTTCATCCGCTATCCGTATTAACTTAGGATCAACTTGATCAAAGGGCCACCACGTGTTGTTCATTAGTTTCTCTATAATTTCTTCGTCAGTCATTCTAGTGGTCTCCATCTTGTCTTAGGTTCATTGGCATGCTTCATGTAGAAGTGGATTAAGAAGTCAAACGTTTGGACGTATGTCATCCTCACGCCTGTATCTTGTTGTAGTCGATCACGTATCTTCTCGATGTCTGCGCACACATCTACTGTGACCCGCTTGTTACGCACTCGTTTCATCTTAACTATTTTTTCAGTCATGGGTCATGATCAAATAGGTTATCCAAATGATGAGCATGACAATAAGCCCACTCATCACGGCGCAGATCAATGCCATGCTATACATGACAACATCTAACAACATCATTTGTTTCTCACCCATGTCCAGAACGCGATGAAAGCTATACCGCCAAAGCAATATAGAAACGCAATCCATATATCATGCAACATGGTGTATTTGAATGATCTGATGCCAAGTAACGCTCCTTGGATTTGTTCGTCGAACTCGTCCATCTTCGGGGGCTTGGGTGTATAGCATGCGCCAATCTGTACTTTGCCTGTGTTGTAGGGTACTGGGTTCATTTACTACTCCTTCTCTTCTTAACAGATACTATGCCTTCTTGTGGGGGTTCTGCCGCATCTAACATGGCATCTGCGATACGAAAACAATCTTCAGCATCTGCCTTGTCATCACCAACTCGCCAATTCATTTTCATCATGGCGATACCCGCGTACAAGAGTCTTATGTACTCTCGGTCTTGTTCAGTCATGGTAGTCTCCTGACTACTCGTTGTCGTGAACGTGCTTAATGAGATTCATCAACCGCTCTTCTAAATAGCTGATGACTGCTAGAGAATGGCTGTACTTCTTCTCCCACTCTTTCTTGTCCTCATTGAGTTTCTCAATCTGTGCTCTCCAATCGAGACACCACCCATGGTACTTATCTACTTCGCCTATGAGTTTTTCTATGCGGGTATTTAGCATTAAGTTTTCTCTGTGTAGCTGGTTCATTGCATCGTGCGTAGGTTGTGAAACAATCGGCTTGGTCTCGGGTTTATGATCGTAGTAATACCCATGACTTCTGCCAATGCGTCCATCGTTGTACATGGCGCTCAAAGCCACGTATACACGCTTGGGGTTAGCCTTTAACGCATCAATAATAAATTTAGGTTTAACCCCTTTATCTTGTTTATTCAATAACTCTATGATCTGTTTAGTTAATGGTTTCTTTTTCACTGTTTTCTCCTGTTGTTAATAAATTGAGCAAGTCGCTCACGTTGTCTTCTCTCACTATTAAAGCCACGCCCCCCGCCTTTTTTATCTGTTCAAGATTAAGGTCTTGTAGTGCAGTGGTTTTACCCTTTCCGGCTTTGCATTCCAAGCCGTAAAACTTTCCTCCAAGGCAAACTAAAAAATCAGGCGCACCTTGGTTGCCATAACCGCCGGTCACTGGCATCACGTAGTAAGCACCGAGCTCATCGAGAACTCGGCGTACTGACTTTTTAACCTTGGCTTCCGGTGTCATCGCCAAGTTGTTCTCCTTCCTTGTAAATCCAAAATACATTCTTTGATATACGTCTGCCCACGCCCTTGATATCTGAATTTTTATTATTCGGATCGAGTAGCATTAAGACAGCAACTTGATTTTGTACCCATTCGGGCAAATTGTCAACATCGCCGTAGAACTTTTTCAACTCAGGTTTGAAATCTTCCAACATGTCGTAGCAATCCACGTCAACACTTCGGTCGTCGTTGATCTGTAGTCTATAGATGGGTGCAAGCGCAATCATCCGCATGGTTAAATTGGTTAGGTAGGTGTACTCATGTGGAGCTAAGTCACGCTTTATTTTTACCCATACCTCCGAGTTTTCAGCGTACGTAATGCGCGGGTCTTCCCACCCATACGAATACCTATCCTTCATGTTGTATTTCATTTCAATACCCAGTAAGTTGTTGCATCCACACGCTCACCCACGTTCTCAACATATTGACCATTGGTTAAGATACTAAGGACAGATACCTTACCTTGGATCTCCGGGGGTAGCTCTGACATCAATATGGTAGTCGGTTGACTACCGCCTTCCGAATCAAACTCACACACATCCACATAGGTATCTTCCCCTATGTTGCGAAAATGTATATACAACGCATCTAGACGCGGTCTTGTGCGCTCCTTGTAGTTCTCTAGAACTTCGTCGGCTCTGCGCTCTAACTCTTGAAACTCCGCCGTGATGAACTTCACGCCTTGTGCACGTAGGTTTTCAAACTCTTTCATGATAGCCGTGTGACTATTACGTATTGGAGATGTTAGTATGTGTACCTTGGCTTTGGCATCGCTGACTGTTGATGAGACATTATCTTTGATTGACCGAGACAATATCTTGGCACACTCTTGTATGCTATAGGGTGATAGATACGTTGATGCGCTCCTCACGGCTTTGGGTAGCGTTGATGAGGTAGTCATGTAGAACTGATCGCGGTAGTTACCATACTTCTCATTGTTGATCTTGCGACTTTGTACCATGTAGGTCTTGGGTGCTGAGTTGTCCGTACTATTGACTGAGAAGTTGCCATAGCCGATCTCACCAAGCACAAAGATCTGATCCGGTATGTACACATGGAAAGTCTTGGCTAGTCGCACGTCGGTGTGAAACGCGTCGCCTTTGACCACACCCCATAGGTGTAATTGTGGTATAAACTTAACCTTTGGCATCTTACGTCTTACCTCCTCGGCAAACATGCGCAACTCTTTGGTTGTTGGGTAGCCGTCAACAAAGTCGACCGCTCCCGCCATATCTGAATTCCAATCGGTCTTTACTTCTGAAACTCTTACGTGTGAATATCCCATTGTCGTTCTCCTTACTTGTAAACTTTTGCGTATAAATTACCCATGCGGAACATGAGATCCCTGAACTTCTTGAATGAATCTTTGTTTGGATTGAACCTTTCATTCTGATATTTTTTGTCTATCGCACCAATCTCATTGGCGCACAGAACCGCAAACGCAACACGTCTGCTATCATCGGCATCCTCAAGTATCTTTCGTACATCGGTAGCTTCATACGCTCTAGCAAAATACCATACATAAACATTTAGTTGTTTAGCATACGAATCTTGCGCCACGGCATTGATGTCACCAAGTACCGGTAGCATCATGCACATCCACTCCCAGTAAGATTTTATGAGGGGGTCATAGTGTGCTTTCATCTCAGGATCTTTAGCCCTTGTTGGGTATGGCAACGGATCGCTCACTCGTGTGAACCTCCCACCCTCGGCCTTGAACTTGATGTAATTGTCTTGCTTGATATCAGCCGTACGCTTGGCATAGTCATACGTCATCTTCATCTTAGCCATGTAGAACAACTCACCATGAACTTGCAAGTAGTGTCGACCGGCTTGGTTGTACAGATAATTAAATTCTCTTGGTAAGAACTTAGCAAGGAACCGATACCGGCTTGGGCTCGACCCATTGATTGCCGTTCTTATGGTAACAAAGTCACCCATCAAGTTGCGCTCCCAAATGATTGGGCATGTCTGTGCGTATAGTTCTTTAGGTATTAGCGGGTGCATACCCTCGTAGTCTGCAAGCGCATACACGTTGTCATCTAACTTCATGATACGTTCCCACTTGCGATCTCGTCTGTTTGGGTGTATCGGTCTGATGTCATCGTTCTTGTTCTTACCACGTAGAGGGGTTATCCTCTCGTAGTGTTTAGCCACCTCATCGAATGTATTCAAATGGTATGAGGGCAACCATTGTGGTGCAGTATGTAAGTCCATGTTGTTTTCCTGTTGGTTAAGTTGTTTGTGGTAGTCCGTAGACTACCTTGTGTTTAGATGTGTATAGCAACACCGGTTGATGGCTTGGCATGCTTGTTGTCCAAGATACACCACAGTACTGGAGATGACCACACGCCCCATGACCCGCCCAAGTAGCCGTCGGTTAACACGACCACAATCTCAGGCTTGACACCAGTTTCACCCATGTACATGGGCACACACTCGACGTTAGTCCCGCCACCACCCGCGGGCTTGGTAGACTTCTCAATGTTGTGAATGTCCGAGTCCATGTAAACTTCTTCTTTACATACCTCAGTATCCCAGTACAAGATACGAACCTTCTGTGGTTTGACCTGATCGCAGATACCCTTGATCTCAGTTAAGAACATACCTAGCTCATGCGAACCGATAGAACCTGATGTGTCGATAGCGACCACGATCTCCTCGATTGTTTCCGATATCGCAGAGGGCATGTAAATATCTGAACCGACGAACCGACGGTTAGGCTTGCGCCATGTAGAGTAGTCCTTACCCGCACAAGATGTTGTCACATACTCACGCAGTAACTCGCGCCAGTCTTGCTTGGTCTGTAATAACTCGGCCATATCCCTGAGTCCACCTGACCCTACCTTACCGGCAAGGATAGACCCTTGGCGTATCGCTTCGTCGATCTCTTTACCTAGCTCGTCCTTCTCGGCTTCGGTCAACTCTTGCGCACCATCCCAGTCATGTGAGTCGAACCCCCCCTCGTCGCCACCATCGTCGTCGTTGTCTTGTGGGGGCAGTAACTTGAATACCTCGGGTGCACTCATGCCACGATAGTTGGTGTCGAGTAACCCACCCTTGGGCATCCTGATCCATCCACGTCCACCATCTTGGTCGACCAGTTTACAGTTGATGACATAGTCGCACGCCATGTTAGCTCGTTTGTGATCTGCGTCATGCAACTCCTTCCAAGTTGTTAAGTGTTTGTACATCTTGTGATAGCACTCGTGTAGGATTAAGAACCTGAACTCGGCATCGGACAATGAGTCCACGAACTCACGACCATACTCCTCGTCACGACCATTCGTTCTTGCGGTTGGTAGTCCGTCGACTACCTTCTTGCTACCGATCATGAGCACGCTTGCAATACCCACGAACTCGTCGTTACCCACGATGTCGGTGCACGCTTTCCATAGCCGTTGCTCGACTGTTAGTTTGTTGTTCATCATTAACATGTTGTTACTCCTTATACTTTGTCTGCGGTAAACATAAAGTTGTTAGCCATGCACCAGTCGGTGAACTTCTTGTTGGTCATGACCATGCTCTGCTTGGCATACTTGGGGTTGCGCACTTGCATAGCGAATAGACCTTGGGCTTCCTTGTCGAGTCGTGACAAGTAGTCCATCCACGCATCAAGCCATGTCCTGTCTATAGTTGCCAGCGCCCTGTACACGACCATACACACAGCAGAAGATGTTGTGGGAACCTTAGCATTCTTGGGGTCGTTCTTGATCTCCTCTTGCTTGGGCAAGTCATCGACCAGTCTGATGTATGCACCCAAGTCCGAACCGGCGCGGTCACCGATAGTACCAATGAGGTTAGACTTCAAGGCATTGTCGCTGATCTTGTCCTTGGCCCAGAGCCAATGGCTTGCCAACTCTAAAGATCTTGGTGTGACAAACGCGGGGCGCGGGGCTTGTGGGTGATAGATGTATGGGTTACCACCCACGTCATCGTTGGGATTCTCCACGTCCTCGAATGACTGGAACAACTGCTCGCCATGCTCCTTGACCCATAGAATCAATGAGGGGTGAATACCGGCATTGAACGCATAGTTCTCTATCCACTCAACTGCGGTCGGTTTCTTCATGCGTACTGTGGTTATGCGGTTGCGGTGATGTGGCATCAGCATGTCACCCACGCCCTCTGCACCGAGGTTAGTTGTGGCAAACACAATAGAGTCAGGGTGTAACTTCTTTGTACCCATGGTGCGCTCTAACATAATACGCATCATGCCATTCTTGACCGAGGGGTTAGCCTTACCGAACTCGTCAACCATTAAGATGATCGGCTTACTGTGGTGCATGCCCATCTCCTCGTTGGGCACGAACTTGACGAACTGAGAGTCATCGTCAACACCTAAGATCTTTGGAACCATCAAGTCACCGAGATCTTTGGTTGTGCAGTCAAAGTAACATGGCACATGTGTGGGCAATCTCTCAGCAAGAACTTTGAGGATTGATGATTTACCAGTTCCCATGTGGCCTTGCACCAATGTAGTCAGCAGACTACCTGTTGCCATGATGGAGTCGGTGACCTCGTCCAATGTTTGTGCGTATAAACGATCTGCGGTTTGTGTTCTAGACATTTTAAATACTCCTGTTGATTAAATTAACTTACTAACACTCATTACCCTTTTTACTTATAGCCCGAGGGCTATAAGTTTCACCATTGAAACTCTTTGAGCAACCCATCGACCTTAGACTTCACGTCAAGGCGCAAGTGGTCGTCCTCTCGTAGCGCATCGGGTGTGATACCCATGAGTGCGCTCTCAATCTTTACCTTGGCACGCTTCATTGTCGGGTCGCCTGTGATGTTGAACTTCTCCAATAGATCACACATCTCCACGACATTTGTGACAAGTGTGTCCCTGAATATCTGTTTAGAGTTACCTGATAACTTCTCGCTCATGCGTTGTAAGGCTTCGTGCATGCGCTCCCATGGCTCACGCATCGCTTGTTCTAGGTTAGCCTTGTAGCTCTCAGCATAGTTTGTTTGCAGTAGTGCAAGTGCGTCGTTGTTCACATCTACCCGCCAATCTCCCGCCTCGGGTACTGGCGAATATCGTACTGAGAATCTGTACTTGTTACGCACCACTTGGGCATCGGGGTAATCATTAGGGTCGAACAATGTGCCTAGCTTCATCTGTGCCTGAATGACTGACTTGTCATAGCTTGACATAAACGCATCGACCAATTTGTCGTACTCGGCTTGCATGCCTGTGATCTCC